ATAAACAAATGAACACACTATAACTGTTTGAAATTACAGTAAAGCGCGCGCCTTCAATATTAGGATGTTGATCATCGTATTGGTCATAGAAAGTACCGGATGCCCATGTATTTCTAGGAGCTGCATAAATTGCATCATTCGGTGCTAGTTTTTTCATGGCAAATAGTTCTTGCCAAGCTCGATTAGTTGTACCACCATTTTCATATGGAAGGTGTGGAACTTCTTGTCCATTCTCATCTTCTGTCCATGCATTAGGACGTCCTAAGCCTACATAATAAGTGTCTGTTGCGTTTGTATCCGAAAGACCGTCAACAAACCTTTGTGTTGTATCCAATCTAAAGTTCTGTGTAATAATTGCTGACATTTAGTCTCTCCGTGGTTAAGGTATTAAGGGTTGTTCATCGATGGCTACCTTGGCACCAAAGTGAATATTTATATCTTTATTTATAACATCTTGAATAGTAAATTCTCTGTAATCTCTAATTGGTCTCCAATTCCAGAACTTAGTATTTTCAAAATGGTCGTATGCTCCAATTCGTGCACGAACATCATCATCGTACGAATAAGACTTATATGCCTTAAAGGTATGTGTACTTATAGACGGTCCGTATGGCATCCATGGAATGAAAATGTTGAATGGAAGACCACCTTGTTGTGAACCTGGTTGGGAGTGAGGCATTCCTTTAGTAAGGATTGTAACAAATACATATATCTCACCAAAGAAGATAAAGCCAGCTGGATGAGCTAATCGCTTAAACGAGTCTCCCCACACTGATTTATCTACACCAGTTTTTAATACATATGAGAATTTCTGATAGAAGTATGAGTCTTGTAAGTATTTTAATACACTTGGTTTACCATCATCATTGGCAAAGTTACCTCGCCTATATGCTGTAATTATATCACCAACCTCTAAGTCTTCATTAAATTTTAATGATATGCTAAAATCTTGAGCGCTGACGTATTCAGTTACCTCAACAAATACACCATTCTTAAAATACAAACCATCACCAATTGGCAGCTCACCATTAGTATCAGCCTGTGATATAGTATCTGTCGGTGAGAAAATCCACCATGTTTGAATAGGAGAGTATGATAGTAAATTTACTTCAGTCCACAAACCACCTTCAATCCATGTACCACCATTGTCTTCACACTCATTTTGTAAAGTGTGACTTTGTAATGTACAGTACGAAGTCTCACAAGAATTTTGAGTAGTGAATGTAGGATCAGAACACTTACCTCCATGACTAAAGTCTAAGTGATTTTGCATAACACTTTCGGATACATTAGACCAAGTAGCATCTGATGGAGCAAGAATGTCGTCTTTAGGAAAGTATACTTCAACACCTTCATCATGAATTAATCTGAAGAAGGTTTTAATAGCATCTGGTGTACCACGACTTCTATAAAACTCAATTAGATGTTTATAGAATAATCTTGGATCACTCGCGAATGTTCTAGGAACAGCAACACCGATCTCATTCTGCAGTTCGTTCAATAATTCTTCTTCAATTAAGTCAATATCTCTTTGCTGATCTAATTGGTTAAGATAGAAGGTTGATGTATTTTCTCTCTCAAGGAATAATGCATATACCTTGATAAACTCAATAAGATCTGGATAATTAGTGGCTACGTGTTCTGGAATTAAATCATCTACAAATGAAGACGTATTAAACGATAGCTGGTGACTCATTTTTTAGTATCCACCTGTTGTTTGTGTGGTTTGATAATTAACTGCTCCTGCAGCACCACCAGTAACTACAGTATCAATATCACTTGTTATTATAGATGAATCTAAGTTGATACGAAGCAAGTCATTACGTAATGGTTTAATATCTTGACTGGCTGCTTTAGTTAGGATAGTCAATGTACTTTTAAAATCTTCAACGAATGCTTCAACATAAAAATTATCCAAGTAGATACATCCTAATGCCACATCTATATAACCAACATTAGGATTAATTACTAGATTATTGTGGTTCACTATTTGTATAATTGTCTTACTTTCATCTGTATTAAAGTAATCCTTTAAGGTGCATATGTTACCCTTATATGTGAATCTATTTGATGTGATTAGGTTGTTTAAAGCAGATATTGTAGTCAGCTCTTGATTGAATTCAATTTTGTAATCCAATGGAACTGAGAATGCTATTTCAGTATCTTTACTCATCCTAACATCAACCACACTAGATATGATTGATACTTCACTATCATCAATCAATTTTGTGATGTTAGAATGTCTAAAGATACCACCAAACAATTG